AACCTCAGGTAGGTATTGTTGTGCAAAATCATTTGCACCCGCGTTAAATGCTAAGTAGTTGTTAGCAAGTAACAATTGTGATTGAGAAGGTATAATGCTTCCAAACACAGGAGAAATTTGTCCCATAATAATTAATTGTTTTGTTTTTAGTTAAATTTTCTTGTTTTAATCTTCAATTTAGAAGAATCAAGACCGCTGATAGCTTTAACTTTTAATCCTCCAACAAAAACTTCTCCCGTAGGCGATGGCCTAACGTCTTCTGTTACGTTTTTAGATTTAGAAACAATATCTTTAGTAGCATCGGATTTACCTTGCTCATAAAAATGTTGTGCTATTTTGTCAACGTTTTCAGCGGCATACATAGCTTTGTGATAACCTTTAACATCCTTTACATTACCTTTATCATCTAAGAACTTCTTAATTGTGTTTGTAATATTCGATTGTTTAGTTGCAACTTCATTAGGATTTTTAACCCCATATCTAAATTTCTTTTCCCCTACATTGATGTCAAAACCTTTGAAATCTTTAGAGAAATAATCTTGAGTGTTAGATTTAAAATCTTCATGTTGTTGTTGAGCTGTGTTCTGCTCTTCATTATAGCGATTGAAAAAGTCCATAGCTTTTTGTTGGTCTTGTGTCGTACCAGGTCTCAACTTGATTTCCTCGTAATATTGACTTTTTAAACCATCTAAATGCTTTCGGGCTTTAGCAACCTCTTCTTTATACGCAAGTTTCTTTTTACGAATCTCACGCTCCTCGTCTACTTCTTCATCAAATGAAAAATTATCTTCAATCATGAAGTTAATTTCACTTGAATCTAAGTGCGATTTAGCTTGTTTGTAATACTCTCTTAATAAAGTATCATTATCTACATTAGAATAGTCAGCGTTTAATCTAACATAATCTTCTAACGTTCCACCTGTTTCTTTCATAAAGTCTACGACTTTTTCGATGTTTTCAGGTAGTTTGGCTATTTCCCTAGCCTCTTGAGGTGTTGGAGCAATAACTTTTTCTTCTATTTTTTCACCTATTTGTTGTATTTCTTCTTCAACAACTTCTTCAATAGGTTTTATTTCTTCTTCTTCTTTAATTTCAGAAACCGGGCTGGGCTCTGGTACTCGTTCGTCCACTTTAGGGCTATCTCCGGTTTGTTCGCCCACAACCACTTTCTTTGTTTCTCCGACTGGAATGGCATCTGTTTCTTCTTTTTTAGGTTTTGATAAGTCAACTTTGACTATATCATCTTTTACTAGTTGTTTTGGCTTACGTTTAATTTTAAACGTACCTTCTTGTTGTACTTGTTCTGACATAATATAATATAATATAAATTAATAAAAATTCTTATTGAGGTTCAAACTGCTCTAAACCAAACCCACCTAAATTATCATTCCCAGCTGATTCAAAATTTGTAGGTGTAGTTCCATTTTGTCTTTGGTTAATCATTTCTGATTGCTGAGTAGCTTGTATTTGTGTTCGCTTATCTTTGCGATCTTCGATTTCAGCTTCCTTTTTTTGTGTTGACTGAGTCTGCATTTGTGCCAACTGTAATTGATATTGGAATTCTTCAGCCATTAATTGTTTTTTAATAGCAGCCTCTTGTTCCATCCTTTGTATTTCAAACTGTGATTTAGCTTGTTCAATTTGTATTTGAGTCTGTGCCAACGCTTCTTGTTTTTGAACTTCTTGCATTGCCGCAGCTTCACTAGCTTTTTGTTGTGCCTCACCTTGAGCAGCAATCATAGCTTTTTGATTTGCTTGATCTTGTTCTTGCTTTTGTTTTCTTTTAAGTTTTAGCATTTGATTAGCTAACTTAAGATTTTTTATTTGTCGAATATCAATAGCATCTTCTAAATCAATACCTTGAGACTGTAAAGCCACTTGAATGTTTTGTTCTAGCATAGCTTGTTCTTCTTCTTCTGGTTCAAGTTCTAGATAAATACCAAAATCATATAAATGTAAATCTTTAATATCTTCTAAAGTGCCTGTATTAAATCTTCCAATACTAGAAAGTAAAGCATTATTTGTTAAAGAAAATTCTAACATATCAGCTACTCTTAAAGAAATATTTTCACAAGCTCTTAAAGTCAAGTATAAACTAGATCTTAGTATATGTCTAGTTGCTACGTTTGAAGCATTTGCTGCCATTTTTTGTAAACCAACTAAAGCGTCTTTGTCAGGCATACTACCATCTCTTGCTTCATTAAGACCAGTTACATCTCTTATCATTTGTAAATAATACTGATAAGTGTTAATTAATGATTGTATTTTACCATTAGCACTTGATGATTGTAATTCTTGAATAGGCACTTTACCTCTATTAGGATCTCCATCTTGCGTAAGCGATCTACCAACAATAGAACCAGTTTGGAAATACATGTTCAACGCTTCTTGCGGATTGTAGTTTGTGCCATTACCTAAATCAACCTCAGCTAATCCATCAACATCAACAAACACACCATCTGGAACCATACGCTGAATTACTTGTTGTAATTTTAGTGATGTTAATTGTATCATGTCTGCAAAACTAGTACATCTACTAACTAACGACTCTATACGACCTTGATATAAATTAGGTGCGCAAATGGCATAATTCATATTTACTTTAGTTAAATCACTATTAGGTCTAGTCATATTTTCCGCTAGTTTCCATTCTAACATTTGTGGAACACCCATTACTTTAGCTCCACTAAATAAAACTTCTATAGTTCTAGAAACTCTATTAAAATTATCACTTTTAGGAGGATTAAAAGAATCAGATTTTTGTAATGTTTTTTCTAAACCATTTTCAGTTTTCTTTATTTTAAAAACTTGATCTACAAATGTCTTGTATTCAAAAAACAATATCTGAACTAAATCATTGTCATAATTTGGATTAGCTATATAACCGTCACGGCCAGGGTATTTAACCATTTTCTGAAGTTCATCATCAGTAAGATATGGAAATTTCTTTTTTATCTCAGCTAAGGTTAGTGATTTTATTTCACCAACATAATATATGTCTTCAAAGTTAGGATCATTAGTGTAAGAATAAATTAAATTAGCTGGATCCACATACTCTACAACAACTCCTTCTGATTTATTAAAAGAAGTTTTTAAAGCTCCAATTCCTATTGTAATAATATCTTCTGTTAACCTTCTGTTTACTAAATCGTATTTATTAAAAGCTAAAACATTATCTATAACTTCTTCTTCAGCAATCTCTATGCTTTGCTTGTAGCTTAATTGCATATGTAGTTCTAACTCTTCTCTTGATCTTGGCAATTCTTTAGTAGCAACTGAAGATTGTTTAAAGCTAACTCCTGTATTTTCTTCAGCTTGAGCAATAATGTCTTTAGCATACATATCTTTAGCTACATTAGATAAATACGTAGATCTTTGCTTTAAAGAATATGGATCTTGAGCAAAAGCTTTTATATCATAATTTTTTGATGAAATACCATTTGAAACTATATCTACAAATTTAGGTATAATTGGAACTGGCTTCCAGTCTAAATTTAAATAAGACAAATCACCATTAATAGATAATTCATCTTTATATTTTTGAACACTTTGTTCTCCTCTAGCATATAATCTAAGATTATGAAACTGCTGATAACCTGTATTCCATCTACTACCATTTACTCTACCTCCTCTAAACCATTCATACTCAATAGCTTGCCCAACTAATAATCCGTAATCTAACGTTTTCTTTTCCTCCTCAGATACCATCTGACTTGGAAACGCACTATTAATACCAGTGTTTAATTTCATCTATTAATTATTTTTGATTCATTACCTCTATTATCATATCTGGAAAAATTCAAATTTAATGGTTCCTTCACTGTTTCGGCAATGGGTCTGTATTTATTTTTATTGCAAGCCATAATAGCTAATCCCGAACTAATCGAGGCATCGTGTTTTGTTCTGTCATTTATATTAAATGAAGCCCAATCTTCAAGCGTTCTTTGAAAATACATCGTTCCATATTGTTCGTTGTTATATCCAACAAACATTTCAATATAAGCTTCAATAGCAGCAGCATGTGCTTGTTTAATATCTTCACTTGAATTAGGTATTCCACCTATTTCTTTTTCTGTTACAGATAGTTTATGCATTGTCTTGTCTGGTCTGTTCATTGAAAAACCTCTGTAACCTCTTCTTTTAAAATAATACAAAAGCCTTGGTTTGTTATTCTCAGCAAGTATTGGCATTCCATAAAATACACAAGCCATAAGAACGTCTTCAAAAAATATTTCAGCAGTTGGAGGTCTAGATATATATTCTAAAAAAAATAAATTAGGTGGACAATTGTCCATCGTAAACTTGGTTAAACCATGAAGTGATCCTTTAGAACCTCTACCATCTACTGTTCCTGATATATCGTAACTGTCACATCCAAAAGCTCCCATGTGCTCATTAGCTGGATGTTTCATTCCGTGTTTTATAACAACAGCATTTTGTTGATTAAAACCTGGTATCCAAGAAACCATAAACCTTCCTTGATTGCTTGGTATAAATCTAACCTTACTATCTTTAATCCCATCTTCCCAGTGAAAATTACCCTGAGTAACTACCGCAGAGTGTTTTAAGTCTTCATTATAATCTATTTGTTCGTAAATTTTAGTTAGATTAAATAAAGATTCTTTAGTCTCATCTCTGAATGCATGTTTCTCTGTACGTGGAAATTGTCTATATAATTCATTAAGTCCATCAGGATCATCCTTAAGACCATCTACTTCATTCTCCCAGTGTTCAATGACACCGATTTCAATCTCTTGGTCATCGATTCCCTTAACTGGCGATTTCGGAGTTTCAAAGACAGGGTATCCATAAGTATCGATGTAGCCTTCGTAGTTCCATTCCATAGGTATGAACAAAGAATATAGTCCTGAGCTAGTCTGTCCATTGCGGTTTCTTTTTGTGACATTTGATCCATCATATAATTTCTTGTAGTTTCTACCTCCTTTATCTAAAGCGTTTGACGTTGATCCCATCATACACTTGCCAATTATTCTACTACCTAGTCTTAATGTTGTTTTTGTTACCCTCCAGTTATTAAGAATGTTTTCAGGTCTTTCCCATTTACCAGCCTCATCATGGACAAGGAGCATAAGTTTTTCACCATCATAGGAGTTGTCACCTGTATTTTTCCAGTCAATAGTTGTATCGAGTCCAACCATTTCCTCGAGTCTTTCATTTGAGTCGAGTTTTTTTCTTGTAAATTTAGATGCTGGAACCCTGTAGGCAAGTTCAGTTTTCGGTCGGTCCATACCATCTTGAATCGGTTTGAAAAAGAATGGGTAATTAACCGAGATCGGTACAATTTTGTCTGTAAACATCTTTTTAGCATCTGCTCCAGATTTTGAGAGGACACCGAATCTTGCATCACTCGAGATCGTTGCCATATTAACTGTTTCACCGGATGCCATAAAAGAGAATCCTGACCTTCTGTTTTTAAGGTATGCCATGCCATAGCATCTTGTATCTGATTTACACGCTTCCCAGAAAATAAAGAAAAGTCTGTTTGCTTCTCGAAAGTCTGGCTGCCCAACATCAATCTTTGACCATTGCAAATACATGTAGTGAGTACCAGTAATATAGGTGGCAACACCTTTGTTGTAAAACCAAAACCCTTCATCACGTCTTCTAAATTCTTCATCAATGTAATCATGTAATTGTTCTTTAAATGTATCTGGATAAGCTTTCCAATCAAATATAGTTTTAATTTGTTTAAGCTCTTTTCTTTTTTCAAACACTTCCCAATATTGATCCTCTGTCTTTTTAGATCTTTTAAAAGGATTATCTTCTAATGGTAAAGCAATTGCAAGATTTTGTATTTCATAAATCTCGCCTATTTGACCAGTTTTACTAATTACTATTACATCATATTCTTTATTGTAACCATACTTCCATTTCTTAGACTTATTGAGTCTTTTAATGACATGTGGTTTTATATGTTCTATTTTCTTGTATAACGTTTGTTCGTACATTACTTAGAACGTCTTTCTGCAAACCCACTAAATGTAGATTCAGTTTTTTCGTTAGGCTTGTTTTCTAGTATATTATTTTCTTGCTCTATACGAGTAAGTATTTCAAAAGCATCAAATATAGCTAGTTTTTTAGTAGCAGCTGCGTTTTTTAAACGATCTGCACTTATATCATCATCTGAATCTACAATAGCTTCTTTAGCAACTTTAATAAGTTCTTCAACCGCTTTGTGCCCAGCTTGGATTATATTCAACTTCGTTTCCTTGATGTTCATACTTAATTACAATATCATTAGATTTCATACAATAAAGACGTTTGCCATCAACGACAAAGTCATATTCTCCATTAGGC